CCTCCCAGAAGACAGGGGTGTCCGTGCCGATCTTGACCGCGTAGCCGAGCCCGCGCCGGGGCTGATCCATGCGGAACGCGGCCGGCTGCGTGCGGACCTTGCCGTCCACGAGCAGCGGGCGCAATCCGGTGGGCCAGGGCGTCGCCATACTCGCTCAGGCCAAGGTGCGCGCGACGAGGCGGGCCGAATACTCCCACAGCTCGCCGAGCTGGCGCGCATCGAGCAGACCCTCGGGCCCGAAGCGCACGGTCTGCGTCACGGTGCCGAACTCCGTCTTGATCGGCATCGTGAACTCGTCCGCCCCGTTGTTGATGTCGTTGCGGAACCAGAGCGCGAAGGTCTGCGCGTCCGCCTGGCTGAAGACGAACTTCGCCTCCCACGTGACGGGTACATCGCGCCCGCTCGCCTCCGGGTGCCCGTAGCCATCGCGCGGCGACGGCATGACGAACGATGCCGGCCGGGCGCGGACCTTCGCGGTGCGGATCAGGCCGCGCAGCCCGGTCGGGAAGGCGACGGTCAAAGCGCGCTCCGCACGTTGGTGCTGCCCGCGAGCGCGCGCCACACCTCGCCGCGGTGCTCGCTGATCTGCGCCGCGACCTCGGAGATGACGAGCTCCGGCCGCCCGTCCGCGCCGCGGCGCTGCGTCACGCCCACCATGTTCGGCGCCTGGTTGATGACCCGCAACTCGATGACGCTTGCGCCCGTGGCGCCCCCCCCGGTGGTCGGCGACACCCGGCCGCCCTCGGTCGGCATCATGTACTGAGCCCCGCTCGCCGAGGTGAACATCTCTGGCTTGCCGCTCTCGTTCACGCGGTACAGCGAGCCCTGCGACACCGGGCCGCCGTACTGTCGGCCGCCGCCATAGTTCGTGCCCTTGATGATGCCGACGATGTTGGCGCCCTGGGCCGCCACGACGGCCGCAGCGGCGATGTTCGCCGGGTACGGCAGCGAGAGCGCACTCGCGACGCCCTGCTGGATCTTGACCAGCGCATCCGCGATCGCGAAGGCCTTGCTGACCGCGAATAGCGCGCGCGAGGTGCGGTCCTGCTCGCCGCCGAAGGCCTGCGCCATCTGCCCGAGGCTCGCGAAGGTCGCCGCTGCGCTTTGCAGCGCAACCTGGTCGGCAGCGAAGCGCGCCGCGACCTTGCGCCGCTCCGCATCCGCGACGATCTCGACTTCGAGGTCCGCGTACAGCTTGGCGTTGCCGAGGTCGCGCTGCCGCGCCTCCTCGTTCGCCTTCAGCCGCTTCTGCATCTCCGCCTCGATGAGCGCGAGCTGCGCATCCACGCCGCCGGTGCCCGCCTGGAGCTGCAGCGTCTCGATGCGCGTGCCCTGCCGCTGCTCCTCCAGCCGCTTGCGCTGCTCGACCGCATTGAGCACCGCGCGCACCTTCTGCGCCTCGGCCTCCTCGAAGGTCAGCGCGCCGCGCCGGTAGGCGGCCTCGGCCTGGCGGATCGACTCGTCCTGCGCCAGCGTGATCGCCGCGGCCGCATCGAGAGTGATCGCAACCTGCGTGTCGGCGCGCGCCTTCGTGCGGCGCTCGGTGACCTCTTCGAGCGCCTTCTCGGACACGAACGCGGCGAGCACCTTGGCGCGCTCGCCTTGCTCGAACGTGATGACCCCGAGCCGCACCTGCGCGTCGGCGTGCCGCACTGCCTCGGCCCGAATCTTCTCGATCCGCTCGGTCTCCTCGATCGTTGTCGCGATCGCGACCGCGGCGATGTCCTGCTGCGTTTTGTCCTCCAGCAGGGCCCGCTCGCGAGCGTACTTCTGGATGATCTCGAGCTTCGCGCGCTCGTAGATGTCGCGGTTCGCCTGGTCCTCCAGCATGTGCCGCTTGTTGACCTCCAGCGCCTTGACCTCCTCGGCGTCGATCTTCGCGAGCCCGGCTTTCTGGTCGGCGATCAAGCCGTCGAGGTAGGCCTGCGCCGCGGCGCGCTTCGCAGCGAGCTTGCGCTGCTCCTCGGGGTCCACAGGCGCGCGGAGCTTCGACGGCGCTCCACTATCGCCGCGAGCTGCTCGGTCAAGCCGATCGCTGCCATCCGTGCCCGCCGCGAGCGCCGCCACCTGCTGTCGGATGCGCTGCCCCGCGAGCAGGCGGTCCCGCAAGCTGTTCGCATCCTTCGCGTCGAGCTCGGCGCGGCGGGCCTCGGCGCGCTTCGCGATGTCCTCGCCGACCGCCTCCGCCTGCCGCCAAGCACTCGTGAGTGCGCCAACACCATCCCCCTTGAGGACGTTGGCAACCGCGTCCTTCCAGATCCCGATCTGCGCCGCGAAGCCGCCGATCTCGTCGCCGATGGTCGCGAACGTGAAGTAGACGTTGCGGCCGAACACCGAGAGCGCCTGCTGCGTGACGTCGGCCGCGTCGGCGACGTAGGACAGCGCCGTCACCGTCTCGCGCGCCCAGGCCTCGATCTGCTTGTTGCGCGCGAGCCCGTCGGCCTCCTTGGCGTACAGGCCGAAGAACCGCGCGAGCGAGTCGAGCGCGTCGCCGATGCCCTTCGTGATGCCGGTCAGCGCCGCGCTCTTGCCGCTCAGCGTGTCCACCGCCTCGTTCAGGCGCCCGGCGGCATCGCGGGTGACGGTCCAAGCGCCGGTGAGCGTTTGCGGAACCTTCGCGAAGTCGCGGTCGATGCTCTCGGCCGCCTTGCGCATCGCTGCGACCACCACATCGCTCGTGAGCTTGCCCTGCTCGCCGAGGCTCTTGAGCTGCCCGATCGGCACGCCCAGGCCCGCGGCGAGTTGCTTCATCAGGTACGGCGCATTCTCGAGCAGCGAGCGCAGCTCGTCGCCCGCCAGCTTGCCGCTGCCGAGCGCCTGACCGAACTGGATCATCGCCGAGGATTGCTCCTGCGCGCTGGCGCCGCTGACCTTGATCGCCTTGGCCAGTAGCTCGACGACCTGCAGCGTGTCCTTGCTGTTGCCGCCCATCTGCACGATGGACGGGTTCAGCCGCTGGAACACCTGGGCGTTGTCCGCGATCGCGGTCTGCGTGCGCTCGCTGATCTTGCGCAGCGAATCCATCGCCGCAGCACCGGCCTCGATGCTGCCGGCTGCGACCTGCACGCGCGCGCCGAGCAGCCGGAACTCATCCGCGAGCTGCGCGGCCTTGATGAGCGCCATCGCCGCGCCGAGCAGCGCTATCGCACGCGTCACCAGGTTCAACTTCGGCGTGAGCGCATCGAAGCTGCCGGCCGTGCGCTGGTTCTCCGCCTGCATCTGGCGCGAGTTCCGCACCGCCGCCGCGGTGTCAAGCGTCACGTCGTAGTAGAGCGCGCCGACCCTCTCAGCCATGGTCAGCCTTCCCTGCCGCGCGCCGTTGCCTCAGTTCCTCGAACGCGCGCATGCCCGCCTCGTACTCCTCGCGCGTGGGCACGTCGAGCGCGCCCGCGCCGCGCTCCGGGAACTTGGCCTCCATCAGCTGCTGAAACTCGGTCATCGAGAGCGCCTGCGCGTCGTCGGCCGACATGCCAAGGTGCACGCGCGCCGCGGCGATGTACTCCGAGGCGTCGAAGCGCGCGGAGAACTTGCCGCGCTCGGCATGATCCTTCGCGTTGGGCTTCGCCTTGCCTACGATGCCGTGCTGCATCAGGTGGCGCGCGAGGATCACGCGCTCTTCGCCTGGCATCGCGCCGCCGGTGAGCCGCGCCGCCGCGTATGGCGCCCAGGTGCTGCCGGCCGCCGGCACGGGCGCCGGCTCGAGCTCGCCGATCAGCGCCGGCAGCGCCTCGAGGTCCTCAGGATCGCACAGGCCAGCCAGCACATCGGCCGCCGCCGCCTCGGCCTGGGGGCCGTGCAGCGCGACGTACATCGCGACGATCTGCTCGGGAGAGCCGAGCGCAGCGATGCGACCGAACGATGGCCGGCACGTGGCGCGGTAGGTGGTGGCCTCCGTGCCACCGCTGACCTCGACGCGCAGCAGGCCGCATTCGACCAGCACGGGTTATCGACAGGGCCGGCCGCCCCGGCCTCAGATGTCGAACAGCTGGACGATCATCCCCGAGGCGCCGGTGATGTGCACAACGCCTTGGCAGTAGTCGCTGATGGCCTTCAGCACGATGTACCGGCTGAGGCCCGCGCCGACCGTGATCGCGTACCCGCCCGACACCGTGACGGTGCCGACGCCTGGCTTCACCACCGAGGTGCCGCCGTCGCCGTCGATCGTCGCCGTGAGGCCGCCGCCGGTGGGGTTGCGCAGCACCAGGAGTTGCTTCTTCGCGGCGTTGAACGTGATGGTGTCGTCGGCGGTGAGCGTCGTGAGCGCTGCGGACGCGTCGCCGGTTTCGACGACGCTGATCGAGGTGATGGCGGCCATGTGTCAGGACTCCGGTATGGGTTGCGTGGGGGGCTTCAGGAGAAGGTCACCGCGCCGTTGCTCTTCGCGCTGATGCTCCAGGTCGCGGCGCCGTCGTAGGGCCGCTCGTCGGTCCACTCGGTGACGATGAACGGGCCGACGTAGACCTTGCCGTCCGCATCGGTCATGCGGAACCAGACCTTGGGCTGATTGCTCGTGCCGGCGCCAGGACTCACGATGTGAGCGCGCAGCGTGTTTTGGTTGTAGGCCGCGTCCGCGTAGCTCACGCCGTTGCCCGAGAACTCGACCATCTTGAACGTCACCAGCTGCGTCTTCGTGAACGCTGGCGAGTTGTCGGCCGTGGTGTCGGTGTCGTCCCACTTGGTCGACATCGTCTTGCCGCGCATCATGCCCAGCGTCGAGAACGACAGCGATCCGACCGTCGCGTCTTCGTTCGCGATCGCGAACTCC